TACGAGTATTTCACCGTTAGTGGGGCAACGGTCGAGGGCTGTAAGGCGATCGCTGACCGGGAATGCGCGCGCCTGTGTTGGGACCAAAATAAAGTATTCTCCGAGGTAATTGATGATTAGTGAATCTGCTGTTACATGTCCAAAATGCGGTAATGAGGTTGGCAGGGAATTTGTTGTTGGTGAGGTAATATTTTTGGAAGTCGGTGGTGTGCTTGTACGCCGTCTTGAAGCATCATGCAAGCAATGTGGGGCCGACATCTTTTGGGTTGTATCCGATGTAAGGTTGCAGCGGTTGATCAAACGGGTTTTGGAAAATCGTAACAAGTAAGTAATTTTTGTGCTATAATCAACATAACTAAATAGGAATTCCGGATCGTTCCACCCGGGACATGGTGTTTGAAATAGCGCCCATGTTCTGGGTGTTTTTGTTTAACCAATTACGGAGGTAGAAATGAATTTTGATCAAGTGATTAATGGTGTACCCCTGATTTTTGTGGTCATGGGGCTGGTGGAGTTAATCAAGGTGTTTGGTATTCAGGGCAAAGCACTCACCGCTACCAGTTTTGGGATTGGGCTTGTCATTGGGCTTTTGTACCAAATTAGCCTTGGTATGCCCGCAAATTACACTGGTTGGTTTGGCGCGGCATTGTTTGGACTTGCCCTGGGACTGGTAGCAAGCAAGGTCTATGATGCGATTGGAAGTGCGATGGTCAGGAAAGTAAATTTATATGAGTTCCCGGTTGAAGACGTTGACGACAATGAGGCTGCTCGATGAACATAGGCTGGCTGTACGAGCTCGAGAAGTACGCCATTGTTGTGGTGTCACTGCTCATGGCATATGCCGAGTTCGCGCAATATTTCAAGCACCGCAAGTCTTGGGTTAAGTTCGCGTTGGGTTTTATGGGCATGTACTGGGCTGTTTACTACAGCTATTCGATCTACCGAGTGGTATTTGACATCCCGCAATTGCCAACGCACCAGACGTTTGTGCGGTCCGGAATTTTGCTGACAGTTGCCCTGGTGGGGGCAAACGCCCTGATGACGTTACGAATACTAAAGAGGCTTGACCGATGACACTTGATAACGTAATAATGGCGTTGACGTTTATATCAAGCGCGATTGCCCTATTCTTTGCGACTCGCAAACAGAAGCACGACGAGCAGAATTTAGACGCGGACACGATCTCAAAATTGTACGATTTGATAGACAAACAGGAGGGAAGATACCAAGCGTTCAAGGTGGAGTCAGATAAACACTACCAAACGTTGCGAAACGAGTTTGACTCTTACAAGAATTCGACCAGCATCCAGATTTCCGAGATTGCCAGCGAGAACGTGAAATTGCGCCGTTGGGCAAAGCGATTGATCAAGCAACTGGAAGAGGCGGGCATTTCGCCGGTCAAGTTCGAGGAATGAAAGCAGTGACATACTGAGGATCCAATGCTAACGCCCAAACAACGTTGTTTCGTTGAGCACTATCTAACCACTTGGAACGCAAAACAAAGCGCGGAACTGGCTGGTTATGGCAGCCCGCAAAAGACCGGGTACCGGCAGCTTCACAACCCCGCGGTGCTCGAGGTTATCAATGAGCGGTTAGTTGAAATGGGCGTCAATGCCAATGAGATTGTTGCGCGGATGTCTCAGTATGCAAGAAATAATCCGGCGAGTTTTTTCATTTTTGCAGATGTACCAGAAAAAGATCTGGATGGAAAGATACTGAGAGACGATGACGGCAATCCAATCTTGCGCCGGCAAATGGTGGATATTGACTGGGGCACCTTCGAGCGGTATGGATACTTAGTAAAGAAACTAAGCTACGATCGCAAAGGGCGCCCGGTATTTGAATTTTACGATGCACAAAGAGCACTGGAAACCTTGGGCAAATACGCGAAGTTGGATGTGGAAACTACCAGGAGCGATGGCCAAACTGTCGAGGATCTATCGGCAATTGTTGATTTGATAAAAGAAGCGGTGGGCAGCGATGAATCTTGAGAGGACAATCCCCTTTGCGCCACTCTCGAGAAAACACGCTGAGTATATTCACGGTGGTTTGGAATCCAGGATCAGTGTTGCAGAGGGCGCCATACGATCGGGAAAAACGATCGATCACTGCATAATGGCAGCCGCACGCCTCGAAATCTGCAGGGATAAGATCCACTTAGCATCTGGGTCCACACTTGCGAATGCGAAGCTGAATATTGGCGTCTGTAATGGGTTTGGGCTTGAAGCGTTGTTTCGTGGGCGTTGCCGTTGGGGTAAGTTCCGGGACAACGAAGCGCTGTATATTCAGACACAAACCGGGGAGAAGATCGTGATCTTTGCCGGTGGTGGAAAAGCGGACAGTTACAAACGGATCCTGGGCAACTCGTATGGGATTTGGATTGCTACTGAGATCAACGAACACTACGATTGCCCTGACAGCCGGACGAGTTTTATCAAAGTGGCCATGGGTCGACAGGCCGCGGCACTGGATCCACTGATCCTTTGGGACCTGAACCCCTGTAATCCCAATCATTCGATCTACGCTGACTACATTGACTTATACCGAGAGCAAAAGCTACCAGGCTATCAGTACCAGCACTTCACTCTGGAAGACAATCTTAGCATTACTGAGGAGCGAAGGGACGAAATTAAAGCTCAGTATAATCCTGAGTCCGTTTGGTACAGGCGCGATATTTTGGGGCAACGTGTAATTGCTGAGGGGTTGATATTCAGACAATTCGCAGACAATCCCGACAAGTGGATCGTGAAAAAAGCACCCGAGGATCTGCAGTTCGTTACCTACGGATTGGACTTCGGCGAAAACCACTCGCACACGGTCTTTGTTGCCACTGGTATACGGCGGGGTGGACGAGGTGTAGTAGCCCTTATGGAACACAAATTGAAAAGCAAAGGCGTGGATCCAAGTAGGATCGAGGGGGAGTTTGTGGATTTTGTAATCAAAGGTATGGAGAAATACAAAGGTCTACGTCACACTTACGCATTTTGTGATCACCCTGAGACGATCGTCAACGGAATTGCGAAGGCGCTGTATCAGAAAAAACTGCCGATTCAGGCGGTCATGGCACAAAAAGAGGAAATCCGCACACGTATCTACGCCCAGGAGAAGCTATTGAACCGCGAGCAGATGCAGATTATGGAAGAATGCCGGGGATTGATCTACTCGCTCAGTAATCAAGCCTGGGATCCGGCAAAACAAGAGGATACGCGTTTGGATAATGACCCGGACGTTGCTGATGTGGCTGATGCCTGGGAATACTCCTGGGAAGCCTTTATTGACGAAATAGGAGTACGATAATGGACCACAAAAAAACAGTAGAGGTTATCAACCAGCTGACAGGTAGAAGCGTTTCTGTCAGTGCGATGTATGAAAAGATCAATACCTGGCGGGATTGGCTGAATGGCGACGTTGACGGGTTTTATGAATACACCATGAGCGTCGACCTGGTAAGCAACCGGACTGCCAAAATGAAACGTCATCGGACGGACATGTTCAAGCGCGCGTGCGAGGATTGGGCTTCATTACTACTCAATGAGCTAACTGTATTTGAGCTTGACGATAAAGCAAGCGGAGAATGGCTCCAGGGCGATGATGGCAATGGTGGAATACTGGGAGACAACGACTTCCGGAGAAACGCAAACGAGCTGATCATGGTATCCAGATGGGCTGGGACCGCGGCATTGGAGGCATACGTGGAAGGCGGCACGGTGGTTGCTGACAGCGGCCAACTACTGAGCGGCAAAGACATTGGTATCAATTATCTATCCGGCGATCAGATTATTCCCATTAGTCACCGCAATGGCATCATCAAAGAAGTGGCATTCGTCTCCGAGAAAAGTATCGGTGATGGGAAAAAGAACTACGATGTGAGTATGCATCTGTTGGAAAACGAGTTGTATACGATCAGTTATTTCACGATTGATGAGGATGGAAAGGTAATTGGTGAGCCGGTCATTGTTCGCACTGGCAGCCCGGTTCCATGGTTCTCGGTAATCAGAAAAGCCGGCTACAACCGCTATGACCCGGCGGGTCCATTTGGGTGTGGCATTCTTGACGGCAACGAGGACATTCTCAAGGGTTTGGATACTGCCTTCGATAACTTCATTGTTGACTTCACATTGGGCCGCAAAATGGTGTTCATGAACAGCACTTTGTTTGCCCAGGATGATAAGGGTCGGTTCATCGCTCCCCAGATGATGGGTGATTCGCTGTTTATCAATGTGGGAGATCGGCTCAAGTCTGAGAAATCTCTGCTTGAGGAATACAACCCACAGTTACGGGTCGAAGAGAACGCCAACGGGGTTCAACGGATGTTGGATATTTTCTCGTTCAAGATTGGCCTCGGTAAGGGGTTCTACAAACTCGATGAAGATGGCATGGTGAAGACTGCGACGGAATACACAGGCTCCAAACAAGGCTTAGTCCGCAATGTGGCCCGTGAAATGATCGGGGTTGAAGCAGCTTTGAAACAGCTGATAGAAGCGGTGTTATGGATCGGTGAAAACATCCTGCATGTACCTGGTGTGAAGCACGAGGAAGATGTACGGGTGGTTGCGGATGATTCGTACATCACCGATGAATATACTGAGCGCAAAGTGTGGCAGGAAGAAGTTGCCCAGGGGTTGAGGTCGAAGGCTGAATATCGCAAACGTTTTATGGGTGAATCAGACGAAGAGGCTAAGCTTGCGATTGGTAATATTCGATCAGAATCACCAGTGCTAACTGACTTACTGAGTACGCAATTGGAGAATGAGGAGAATGCATGAAAGATAATGGCAAGGCATCAAAACAAAGTGTACCGCATAGTCGGTTACAGAAAAATCAATTAATTTAGAACCATTCGGAGGAATAACAAATGGCAACATACAACAAATTTAATTGTTTAGTGGAAGACCTTGCAGAGAAGAAACACAATCTCGCAAGCGATACCCTCAAGGTCGCGTTTTCCAACGCTTCCAACGCCCCATCTGCCTCGCTTGATGTCAAGTTGGCGGACATTACAACTATTGTCGCAACCAACTTGGGCGACGTGAGCCTGACCGTTTCGAGTTCAAGTCAGACTTCCGGCACGTACAAGTTGGTGGTTGCAGACAAGACCCTGACTGCGACAGGCGATGTACCAGCGTTCCGCTATGCGATTATCTACAACGACACGGCGACAAATAAGGAATTGATTTGCTGGTTTGACTACGGCTCGGAAGTGACATTGCACGCCAACGACACGTTCAAACTCGACTTCGGCACAGAACTGTTTAGCTTGGCGTAGGGGTGGCGAATATGAAACCGCCCTTGCGTTGGGCTGGGGCGGTAAAGGATACGAGGTGAGCGTATG